GTATTATATAAGAGGGAGGTCAATTTCAGTCACCCTGGTGCATCTAATTTATCTGTTAATGTTAATCCAGCAAATACTAATACCAAAAATAACGCAGTTATCGCCACAGGGAGCATACGCATACCTAAAGGGGGGGTCATTAGAAACTTCAACCAGGCTGGAACAGTCACACCAGGCGACCCTACTTTATTAGACCCGCTATCAGCGTCACAAATAGGTTTCATTGATGAAGATAACAGTAAAACTTGTTATCTCATAGTAGTCAATAACGGAGTATCCGCTGACTTAGAAACCGTCAATTTATCTTTATTAGTTAAAGATACTTACAAGGCCACTGTTTAAAGGCCTCTACCTTAAAAAAAACATTATACTTGCTTTAGCATAATGTCTTTAAGTCCTTATCAGCGCCGCAGGCGGTGAGGCGAAGCCGAACTGGTTTAGCGATGCTATTTTAAAGGCGTAGCCCTTTAAAATCGTCACTGCGCGGTTCTATAGTGTATTGCCTTCGGCAATATACGGCTAATTTGAGCCAAATGAGCCAACAGCTTAAAGGAGTACTGAGTTTTGAGAACATTGTTACAGCACAGCGCCTCAAAACTCCTCAATAAGGCACTTATCAAGGTCATCTATAGGGGGTTCATAGGGCTTCAATATTTTGTGTTCTTTATCTACCTCCCATAAGCGCCAACGGTCAGCACTACATAATGTTTCGTCCGGCAATTGGTTTGTAAAAATCCAAATGTTCGGGCAGTCGATATACTTTTCTCTAAAACGGTATCTATCGTCATAAGCGTAGCCATCTTTTAAACATTCTATACCAGTGTAAAAGCCGTGCAGCCTATCTTTATTCATTGCCCTCGGCATATCTATACAATAGCACCTCGCTGTAGGTAAATCACAAACCATTCTCATAAAATCCTTATAGTCGTTAACTGGCGGAAGGCACCTCGCCAGTTTATACGCTCGTAAATATCCGATTAGGGTAGATTTACCAATATTTCCCCCCGGGCAATACAAAACGTTAATATTTCTTTTGTCCCAAACACCAACTTGTTGTTTAATTTGCTCCTGCCAAAGGTATAGCTCTTTAACTTCGCGAATTTGCCTCGGCACATAATCGCTAACATCATCGTGTTTCCAAGGCCCCTCCACACGAGTGGCCTCTTTCGTTACATAATCAGTATTATTAATATTTTTTTTACTTGTAATACTCCAATGGACTGGAAATTGTAGGTCCCCCCCTTCAAAAACGAAACCCCTATCCATCTTAGTCATCTCATTTAATCTTTTTTTAACGATTAATGACCCCCTACCTTGAAAATGCCGAAATCCTCCCTCTCCTTCCTCTAATTGAAAACTCCACGATTTAAAATGCCTACTTAGCCAACATTTTAACCTTTCTAAGGGGGGGGCCTTGTCCGCCGAAATCGTGAAATCATATCCGTATACTTGGCTCATATTTTCTATATATTATAAAAATATTTTAAAATAAAATATCAAATTTTTATCTGTCATTATATATATGGGATATAAACGAAAACCAGCAGTTCTTAAGAAAAAAAGAATTCAACGCTCCACAGGAGCTAGAGCACAATCTCGACAGATTAGCGCATTGTCTAAGCAGGTATCCAGCTTAACTAAATCAAATTATCAAACGGTCCAAACTATTTGGAATCGTAATAATTTGGCAGTTGATTCCTTAGTTGGTGGTACTTACGCTTATGTATGCCCTATTCCTGTATCTATGGGAAATTGTTACAAGCAAAAAACTATTCAAACGTCAGAGCAAATTCGTTGGAGTGATAACCTTGGTATCGCAGCACAACCGCAATACTTCAAACAACCATTATTTGGAAGTTCAGAAGCTGCACGGAACTCCCCAGAAGTCACACACGTGGGGGGGACCCTTAAATGGCGACTCTCCTCCTCTGAACCTAGTTTTTCAACATACTCGATTTTCCTCATTAGAGCGAAGTCACGTCAATCCGACCAATTAATATCTGACCGTGCCCTCAAAACTGGAGCTACCCCAGGCAAAGGGGGGGTCCTTAGTCCAGGCGAAGATTACATCACACACCCTGATGTTATGGGTACTCAGTTCAATACTAAATATTGGAATGTATTATATAAGAGGGAGGTCAATTTCAGTCACCCTGGTGCATCTAATTTATCTGTTAATGTTAATCCAGCAAATACTAATACCAAAAATAACGCAGTT